TCGGTTCGAGTGTGTCGCAAAAGTACGCACCGTCGATATACAACCGCCCAATGGTGTAGGTGGGGCGCAGGGCTATACGCTTAACCAGCAGTTTCATTTCATTTCGCTTCGCTTTCGGTCGCTTCTGTTTCAGTGGCTTCGGCTTCGGTCGCTTCGGCTGCTGCTTCTGCGGCAGGTGCTTGTGCGGCTTCGGTCGTTTCGGCTGCTTCCACCAACTTGTTCCAACGCCACAGCGTTACTTGGTCGAAGATGCGTTTGGCTTTAGCATCAAGCAGTTCAAACTCTTCATCGGTCAGTTCGGTAACTGCTGCTTCGCCAGCCGTGAGTGCAGCCTCCACTTTGGCAGCCACCGCCTTATAGATGTCGATTTTGGGTACAGGCACACTGGTACGCGCCAGCGCATCGTTCAGTTCGCCAGCAAAAGTGCGTGCGTGAACCTCGTTGTCTGCGCCAATGTAGCGCACTTGCAAGTCGTTTAGGTCGAGAATTTTCTCGCCGAGCAATAACTTTTTCATTTTTTTTCTCCTTTTATTTGGTTTTCGTTATTTTATGTTGTACCTTTGTGGTCAGAGAGGGTCTTCTAATCCTTGCCGCATAGCAGGCTATGCCATTCGAGCTCTGTTGGAATTCGGGGTAGTTTAAGCAGCAAGGGGTCTAATAGAAGACCCTTTCTTTTTTTATGCCTAAAACTGCCGAATTGGTTTCTCCATAATCTCCACAAATTTATAGTCGAGTGCGTTACATTGACTGTCTATTGTTTTGCGCACACGCATACAGAGCGTTTTGATATACGGACGCTGATTACCTTTGCGCATATTTGCCAACAGGCAGTCGAGATAATAGGAAGTTCTCCTATAGTTCACTTTCCAAAATGGATGTGCAGGTAACTTCTCGAGTGGGCCAAACCAACCAGTGTAGTTGCTGCTCCTCCAGTCTCCATCTTTGCAGTCGTATGCTCGCCAGCGCATAACCTTTGGCCCACCAGTATGGTGTACTTTGCGACGCACAAAGGCAGGAACTCTTTTTATTATAGAAGAATTTGCATCAACACTGCCAACCTGCGGACGCTCGAACACACGCCAAGTGTCGCGTTCTATGCCACTGCCAGTCATTGTGCATTTGAGCCAGTGGCGTTTCACGCGCACCTCAGACTCCTTGATTTTCCGCAAGTGCCACACACCATTCACTACCGACAGCAGGTAGAAATTTGTATTGTATCCATCTCTGTCTCCTCTCACCAAATCCCACTCGGTAGAGTTGCTGTTCAACTTATTGTTGCTCAACACATTTTCGGCTTCGCAGTAAAAGCGTATTTGTTTCGGCGGGAACTGATAATTTTTGTCCAGCGTACATTCAAGCGTATATTCAATGTTCCAATCGCCCTCAATGCCCTCGGGGAAACTCATCATATATATTGATGGACCGCCCAAAGAAATGGTGTCGCCGTTTCTTGTCGCTTCTCTAACTGCGCCTATATTCAGTGTTTGTGTACGCACATCGAGAGTATTTGCTCTATTAGTAAATGTTGCCGTCAGTTCAAAAGCGCAGCCGTAGTCAGTAGTAATTATTTTCGTTACGCCAGACAATGGGTCTCTTACCGATTTTCTAATCTGTCTTGTATGGCAGCCCCAGTTCTCGATATAAACTTTGGTTGTCCCTTTGGGGAATGTGGCAGTAGCCGTAGCGTGTAGCGCATAATTGGCATCATCTATGCGTTTGCCGAACTGCGACACTTCGAGCAGCGGCAGTCCTACATTAGCAAAGTAGGGCATCTTGTTGAGCGGACAGAGGTTGATGCCCGAAGCCAACACTCTTGCGCCACGATTGGCGGTGCGTTTCTGCCACCACGCAAAGTCGAGCATCGTTTCGCTTGCTCCCGACCCTGTGCTTGTCCCTAACTCTACGCTTATGTCGCTCCCTGCGTTTGCCGAGAAAGTGCCACGCTCTATGCCGTTCACAGTCAAGTGCAGTGTGCCGTTGCCTATGTCGCTGGTGTAAGCGTAAATATGTTTGCTCCATGTACCCCAAGTTACTTCCGAGTCTGCATCGACGCTTGTACCCTCGCGCAGCCAATAGCCGTCTTTGTTGGTCATGGTCTGCTTGTACGAGTAACCTTTCAGCGTTCGCGCATTCTCTACCGAGAGCGTCCAACTCGAATAGGTATAGACTTGTCGGCGACCAGCCGTTTTCGCACCCTTTTGGAGATAGACTACTTTGTATGTCCCTGCCGTCGAGAACTTGTCGAGTTGGTCTAACGAGGTGATACGCAGCGTGTCGTCGTCTTTTATCAGTTGCAGTCCGTTCAGCGTCCATTTGTATAGGTTGGTCGAACTGCTCGACATATAGAGCGTGTCGGCGCGTCCATCGGTGGTTGCCCATTGTGTGCCATTATATGCCATCAGCAACGGACTGGAGTCTTTTGGCGTTACTACCCACAACAGACTGGTGTCGCTCAAATCGACAAGACCATTGTACCACGACTCTGCCGTGCATTCATTCACGGTTACAACCTCTTTCGGTTGCACCTCTTTCGACGAACCCACGAGTGCGTCCACTTCTGCTTTGGTGTAGTAGTCGTTCAAATCGTCGCCTACCAACTCCCAACCGTTTTTGGTGTGTACCCATTCGGTATAGAGGTCTTTGAGGCTGTTGATATGCCCAGTGAATATCTTGCCGTCGATGCGCCCAGTGATGATTACATATTTCGCCAACTCCGCCTCTGCTTCTACAAGAGTGTCGAACGAAGCAACAACAGTAGGAAATGAATAGACAATATCTTTTGCTTCTTGTAATTCCAATCCAGTAACCTCTTGCACCTCTTTGATTGCGAGCATTTTATCCGCGCCGCAATTTTCAAGCACTACATCAAACTTCGTGTTGCCGTTTTCGTCTTTTGCGTATTTACTCAACAACGCTTGTGCATCTTCAAGTTTGTCAAATGTTGCGACAGTGGCTGGAGCGGAGTCTAACGACACAACAAGGTCTTTTGATTCTTTCAGCGTCAAGCCAGTAATTTTTTTCATTGTCGTTATCGCCGCAATTTGGTTGCTCGAGTCGTAACTATCAAACACCACCTCGTAGCGTTTTACAGAACCAACGGTTTCGATGCTTTTTTCAAAGAGCGTATATTTCTCCAACTCTGCTTCTGCATCTTCCATATTCTCGAACGAGGAAACAACATTGGGCAGCGTGTCGAAAATCTCTTGCGCCTCTTTGGTCAAGATACCTTTTACATCTGCCAACTCACGCACGGCTTGCACTTGGTCTTCGCCACTGAATGCAAGGTGTATGTCGTAACGCTCTTTGGCAATATCGTCTTTTGGTACAAGATAAACACAGTTGTCCGAGATGTCTTTTGTTGGTAGCACATTGACTATGCGAATACCGAAAGGCTCGTACAACGAGAAAAACTCTTTTTTCTCTGCGTCGTATTTCCACAAACCAAACTCGTCTTTTGTGATATACAACGATTGGTCGTTGGCATCGGCTGCGGCGCGCATCTCTTCGGGAGTGTCGTAAAAATGCACACCGCCTACCTGCTCCAATTCGTGCAGGTGTTTGCGGAACAACACATGGTCGATAAACATACCATGCGTGTAGTGGTTCATATAGCGTTCCTCGAAAGCCGTCGGGGCAAGTTTCTCTTTCGTAAGAGAATACTTCTGTATCTTACGCTCTACGATTAACTCTACAATTTTTACCAACAATTCAGACTCTTCAGGTGTCATAGTTTTACATATTTTATTGGTTTAACATATTCATTGCGTTTGGGTCTGCCACGCCACTCAACTGTGCTATTTCGGGCGTTGGCATTCCTATGTCGTTGGCTGGCGTGCCGCCCATAGGCGATACCCCTGCGGCGGCTTGCTGCGCGGCTTGCGCCTCTTGTGCGGCTTGTGCTTGCGCGGCTTGCATAGCCTGTTCCTCTTTTTCTATCTCTTCCAGTATCTTGTCGGAGAACGGATAACTGCTCGCTTTCAAAAGGGTCTTCACATTCATCTGCCCCATTTGGAATATCTGCATCAAGAATTGATTCATCATTGCGCGGTAAGTAGGTGTGAGTTGAGTTTCCGTTATCACTATATCGAAATCGCTGTTCTGAACCTTTTGTGGGTCATACCATTTCGATTCCTCTGTGTAGTGCTTTCCTGCTATGTTTATGTAGCGAGGTGTATCGTAATACTGCTGTATCACTTTCATTAGTTTGTAGTCGCGTTTGCGACGGAAGTGATTGAACGATTCTATCGTGTCGAGCAGGTTTGTCTGCGAGTTTTGTGTCTGCTGCGCATAGAGTCCGCTCGGCGTTCCTGCGTGTGGGGTCTGTCCCTGCAATGCACCACTCACACCGCTTATCTCTTTCAACAGCGAAATCTGCAACTGCAACAGTTCGTTTGCGCCAACATTGGTGGCGTTAGTGCTTATCTGTTGTGGCATAGGCGCACCTGCCTTTACTTTGGCAAACAATACGCCGTTGTATTTTACCCACTCTTCAAGCACTTCTTCTTTGGTCATATCGCCCAACGCATCTTCGGGGAACACCAACACGCCTTTGGCACTCGACCCCATAATGAAGTCTATCAGCGTTATCATACGGTTGATGTAGCGTTGTTGGTCTATAATGTCCTCGACAAAACTATGTGCTTTGCTGTTTACCAATGGGTAGATTTTCAGCACAAACGGTGGTTCGTTGTGCCAATAAGGACATTCGTGTTCCAAAAGAATGTCGCCGTAGGGGGTCAAGTAGCGGCATACCCAATACTGATGATAGAACCACGAGTAGGTTATTGCTACCTTTTCCTCAAACTCCTCTTCACTCAAGCCATTTGCCAACGCTTCGTCGTGCCTACGGTCGTTCTCGGCAATAATATCGCCCAAGTTCTCAAGGTCTGTTATATAGTAGTCGGCATTGTAGTGGTCGTGTACACGCAAACGCGTCTTGCTCTCCAACTCCCAAGCCTGTATCACGCGGCACTTGTCGTTGTCGTATGGTACGAGAAAATCCAAATTTGTCAAACGCCTATCGTCGAGCGCACGGTTCTGCATACTATAAAGCATTGTTCTGCGCTGCGAATACATCTCTTCGATGCGACGCTTGTCTTCTGCATCACGCGCAAACTGACTGATAACATCGTCGAGCGTCAAATCCTCAATAATGCCTATTGTGTTGATGTCGTTGCCGCGTGGGTCTTCCAAGTCGCCATTGAAAAACAGACGCGCATAGTTTACATTCGTTACATATACATCGTATATCTGCTTCTCTTTAATCCATTTGTAACGCACCACTTGGCACGCTATCGAGGTCATCAGAAACATCTCAAACATACGCGCGTCCAATTCGTTCAGTTCGTTGGTGTCGTGAACATATTGCATCGCCGTAGTCATCATCTCGCCAAGTTTCTGCTCGTCCCTATCGCGACTGATTGCTTCGGGACTTTGTTGGTTACTGCGCATCACACCAGTAACGCATTTCACTATTTGGCGAATCATATTATTCTTGAGTGGCACTTTCCCTTGATTCAGAATGTTCTGTTCCTCAGTCATCCATTCGTCGCCAACTTTCACTTTGTCGCACCACTGATTGCCAAAGGTGTAGTTTATGTTGCGTTCGGCGTTTTCACGCACCTCACGCAGAGCGTCCCACATTCGTTTGTATTTCAGAATCTTGTCCTGCATCAAACCGCGCTGTTCGCTATCGAGCGACGACGCTTTGGTCGCCACTGCCTTTACCAGCACTGGTTCGCTCTTTATATATTTGTATCTTCCCTTTGCCATTATCTTGTATATGCCTCTATAAGTTTATTCAGTTCGCCGTCGAGCAACGAGGCTTTGTCGCCCATACCATATATGTCATAAACTTTTTTGGCGCAGTTCAGTGTAAAAAATTCTACAAGTTCTCCCTGTATATTGCTTTCGTCGAAGCGTGAAACCTGCCACGCCGATTCAATCTCGTGCGCTGAACCCGACAGACAAGAGTAATAACTCAACGACTTATTGCGAGGAAACACATCGAGGCTACGATGATACACAAGCACTGGCTTGTATATGCCGCCCATAGTGTAGGGGTTTTCTTGCAGTTGCGCTATATCGCTGCCCTCCTGCTCGGCGTGGTGCAGGGTCGTCTTCCAGTCCTGCATCTTGAAACGGTGAACACGCAAAAAGGTGTCGCCCAATCCCAACACACCGCTGCCGTTAGCGTATTTTATTTGGTCTATTATTACCATTTTGTCCGAGCGAATAAGGTGCAAAGGAAGCGTCATTAGCATTTCGTTACAAGCCTCGTCTATCGTTTTGCGTATATACGACACTATCGGCTTTGTTTCAAAACCCATCGATTCCGAAGCAGCCAATGCGGTTGTTTCGGCAAATGGAGTGTACTCCTCCATCTTCACTTTTACCCTATCTATCAACTCGTCAATCGCCATAGGTTATGTTCGGAAACTCTATGTTGAGTTCCGCCATCTTCTTTAGAATTTTTGCTTTTGTGTTGCACTGCGAGGGTTTGAGTCCGAACTTTTCGGTAAGCACGGCTATCGCCTCTTTTGTGGTCTTTACCTCACCAAAAGAAGATACCTCTATCGAAACGCTCTCCTGCTCGTTGGGCTGTGGTTCTTCTTCTCCCTCAACGCGCTCCAGCGTGATGATAGGAAATCTCAACGCCTCTATCGCCTCTTGTTCTTTCTTGTCCGTTGTGGAGTAACTGGCAAAGCGTATCACATTGCCCACGCGATGCCCCTTGCGGAACTCTACGCGACGACAAACGCCGTCAATCAATAGCGACAGCGACACGCCTGTAAGTCCTTTGGCTATGTAGTGTTTTGTTATCATATCAAATTGTGTGTAAGAAAATAATTAAAGGGGCGGATGCAGTATTACACCCACCCCTCTAATGTTATTGATTAGTCAATCAAACTGATTATGCAGTGGGTATCGGGGTATTTCAAAGCGACACCTGCTACTTCGGTATAAACTTTCACATCGCCGTCGAACGAACCACCGTGTTTGGTGTCGAGCGTCAAGGTGTCGGAAGTCCAAACAAACTTATCCAAGTTATCCACATCAAGCACAATGGCTTTGTCGGCATACCCATACATGTCAAGCACATCGTGTTGCATACAAAGCAGCGTACCAAAGTTGCTTCTGATTTCTTGGAACTCGATACCCCAGTTCACTTTCGTTTCGGTGGCAGCGAGTTGCTTCTGTACCATTTCGATTTTCGACAGTTCAGCGTTGAAATTAGAACCCATAAACATCACGCGTTTGCGGTTGCCCACATTGCCTTGGAATATGTATTTGCAGATGTCCACAAGTTGTGCATTCTTGTCGGTAGCCGATTTGCTGAATGTAGCGGCTTTAGAAATGTAATCGACGATACCACCAGTGGCATATACTTCAGCCTTTTTCGGAGCATTGTAGTATTTACATTTGCGACCGAACAAGAACGAAGCCTCTTGAGCCATTTTGAACTCGCACATAGCCTGTTCCTCAATGTCGCTCATCGACCAGTTCACCTCTTTCTTGTGAATTTTTTGCAGGGTCGATTCAGCCACTTGCCATTTGAAAATTTGGCAGTAGTTGCTTTGTTTAACAGGCAGAGCCGAGTAGTTCACGGTCTGTACTTCGCCCTCGATAGCAGCGCGACCCAAACGATATACGGCATCACCAGCAGCGATTTCATCAACAGGCACATCAGCACCACCATAGGCTACCAACATTGTCTGTGCAGTAGAATCAACCGACGAGGTGTAGAGAATAACATTGCCTTTTTTCGTAGCAATGCACAGCGTGTCGCCCTCATTAAACAGAGCAGGGTCTTGCACTTTGAGTGTAGCGTCTTTCACGCCAGCAGGGTTAGCAGCAGCCGAAGCAGTGCATTCAACTACCACGCTCTCTACTGGAAGCAGGTCGGTCGAATACCAAGAATACTCCCAACCCTCTGCCTTTTTCGATTTCGCATTACGCAAAATGGTGTCAAAAGGCGTGTACGATGGACGAACCTTGACAATCTCTGCGTCGATAGTCTCCTGAAGCAAGTCGGGAGCGTTCTCTTTCGTTTGTGCCGTATCTAAACCTTGAGGTTCAGACGGAGGAGTCATCGGCGCGCCGTGAATAACGGTGCTACCCGACGGAGTTGTAACCGCAACACCAGCAGCGGCTACCGCGCCACAGTCGGCTACACCGAAAATGGCACAAGCAACGAGCATGATAATACTCATCACATTCACTTTTTCAAAAAACTTTTTCATACTAATTTGATTTTAATTGTGTTCAACTTTTATTTCCATTTTGTTTCGTTCGACTTATTGGCAATGCTTCTGAACATAGCAATGCGTGGGTCTAATGGCTCGTCGTCGCCTTTGTTCAAACCGCCACCTACGCCATCGGGGTCGGGCAGTCCGTCGCCAACAGTGCGTTTTACATACTCTTTGATTTTCGAGTTCTTGCCGTCGGCATTGCCTTGAGCATAACTGTCTTTCACATCTTTGTCGTAGTTCAATGCTTTGTTGATGCGTTTGAAATACTCTTTGTCGAACTTGCCAGCAGCCATTCCCTCGTAAAAGGCGCGCTCTGCATCTTCAAATGCCTTGATTTCGTCGTCGGTCATCTCGGCTTCTTTGTAAAATTCAGCACGGCTGTTTTCAAATTCGGAAGTGTTCTTTTCAAACTCCTCTTTTTTCTTACGCTCGCTCTCTTTTTCGTCCTTGTAACGCTTGTAGTCGTCCGAGTCCTCGTCCATTGTGAGATAAGCATCGTCTTTGTAAACTTTTCGCAGCGCAATGGGCAGAGGCACATTGTTTTTCAGCAACTCGAACACGGCAAAACTGTCGGGGTCGCGCTGAAAAATATCGAAAAGTTTTTTGTTGCCGTCCACAAGTTTGTCGTATCGCCCATCACGGTCGTCGTCGTCGTCAGCCAAGCGGTTCATCATCTCCGCAAATCGGTTGTCGTCCAACTCTTCGTCGTCGTTGCCATACTCGCCTTGAAAACGCTTGCGTCCACGCTTCAAAAAGCGCATTTTGTAGTCCAGTGGCTTATCGCCACCGCCACCCTCGCTCTTGTCGGTCGGTTCTGCTTCGCCATGCACCTCAACATCGGTTACTTCTATTGGTTCTGCACCGCCCTCGATAGGTTTTTCTTCTTTTTCTGACATAACAAAAACATTTTTGTTTTTAGTAACGCAAAGAAAGTAATAACTTTTGCCTATCAATATGCGAAAACTGCCGAAAAACACGAGTTTTTTTACTTTTTTTTCGCTAATTTTGCATAACATAATCATTTAACACGCCACTTATGGGAATGGGACTATCAAAATTGAAGATGGAGGACTTCATCGAAACGGTCAATGCTGTAAAAAAAGAGTATCGCGCCGCAGGACGGAGCATTCAAAACCGCCGCGCGCTGCAAATAGCCGTGCTGAAGCCAGCAAAACGCTTCTATATCTCGGTCGAAGAGGCTATTAGGCAGATAAACAACATCAAAAGAGGCAAAGGACTATGCTTTAAGAGCAGCGTGAAAGCCGAAATGTATGGCGACATCTACAAAATGTATCTCAACGAGGTGGTCAATGGCGACGATATAGAGTATAAGTACGACCTTATAGAGCGTATCATCACAAGCCCAGCCCCAAAGTTCTATATCAACGCCAAAACTGCCGAGAAGCAGATTCGCTACTACTACAATCATCTCGTCAAACAATCGTAAGGCAGAGTATGCGTACCGTTATCAACATACTTATGCTTTGTTGCGCTGTGGCTGCGCCGTTTTGTGGCGGCTTCTTTGCCGACACATTCGGTTTTGCCGACGGCTCGGCACGCTATACGCATTTCACATATCTTTTTTTTCATGTGAATATCATACACTATGCCGCCAACGCTCTTGCGCTCTATAAGTTCGATGAGTTTCTTGCGCTCTATTTCGAGCGGCGTGGCTGTTCGCGTAGTACGCACTACTCGGTGTCGGCTTGTGCGGTAGCAGCAGCAGTGTTGGCTTCGTTTTTCTGCGCGCAGCCGCTCCCAACCGTTGGTTTGTCGGGCATCACATTCTTTTATATGGGTTTTGTAGCAGCCGTCTTACACAATCGCTACACACTTATATATATAGTGGTGTTCGTTCTGTTCAATGCTATCGGGTTGGCTACTGGCAAAATGAATGTGTTGCTACACGCCTACACATTTGTGGCTGGCGCACTCTATGCTGTGGCACTCTTATGTAATTTTACCGACAAATGGCACAGACTATTCAAGAAATCATAGAGGAGAACAAGCGACGCAACAAAAAGCGCAGCGAAAAGTACGACCCCATCACTGGAGCAGGGGCGGACACGGTGCCTCGCACCAAATTTTTGTGTCGTGGCATATGCGAAAAGCCTATACTGATACCCGAAAAATGTTTCAACGAGCCGATTATCAAAAAACTGTGCCAATATGGCAGTATCGATGCGTTATTGACTGACAAAAATCTCACTGTCGATGACTACAATAGGAGTGTGGTGATAGACCTTTACCACGCTGCACGCGTAAAGTGGGACTTTGAATACTGGGCGGCGACCGATGTTTATATTACCGACCTTGAATCGGAGCGTGATGTGCATCTCGTACTCAACCCAGCGCAACGAAACTTCTACCGACAGTTCGCTGCCGACTGGTTCGACGGCAAACCGTGTCGATTTATCATCACCAAGAACCGACAAAACGGTTTCTCTACACTCATCGAGATGCTTTTTGGCTGGATTCAGATTATCACGCTCGGGAATGTGAACTCTATTATCTGTGCGCACATCGAAAACACGGCAAAAATTATACGCGGTATGTACTCGAAGATGGTGCGTATGTACCCAAAGGAGTACACCCCCAATGGCGACGGCTTGTCGCTGACACCTTTCGAGGGGTCGCAAAAGACACGGGTCATAAAACAGACTGGCTCGCGTATTTCTATCGGTTCTGCCGAGCAGCCCGATGCACTTGTGGGCGATAAGATTACACTATTCCACGCTTCGGAGGTCGGGCTATACAAGACTACCAACGGCAAGACACCGCAACAACTGGTGCAGTCGATACAGTCGGGCATACAGCACCGCGAGCATACGGCTATCATCTACGAATCGACAGCGCGCGGTATTGGCAATTTCTTTTACGAGGAGTGGATGCGTGCCACATCGGGCGAGAGCGGCTTTGTGCCTGTGTTTGTTCCGTGGTTCGACAATCTTTCATACGAGATGCCTGTGAAAGACCTGCGTAAGTTTGCCGCTTCGCTCACGCTCGAAGAATATAACTTATTCAAGAAAGGCGCAACGCTCGAGGGACTATACTGGCGGCGCAACAAAAAGAAAGAGTATGCCGACGAGTGGCGGTTCAAGCAGGACTTCCCTGCCTCTGCCGACGAAGCATTTATGAGTACAGGACACCGCTACTACCCTATAGAGGACACCGAACGGCTGCGCAAAGGCTGCTTTGCTCCGTCGTTTGTTGGCGACATTGTAGGCGATGCCACCACTGGGGCAGAGTCGATGAAAAATATCAAGTTTACCAAACTCGACGGCGGCAATCTCAAAGTGTGGTTTATGCCCGAAGAGGAACGCTACTCGAACAGATATGTGGTGGTGGTCGATATTGGTGGCGTTTCAGCCAAAGCCGACCGCTCGGTCATCTGTGTTATCGACCGCAAAGACATGGCAAAGGCTGGCGTGCCAATAGTGGTTGCCGAGTGGTGCGGACACATTGCTCACGACTTGCTCGCTTGGAAAGCCGTGCAACTTGCCACCGTTTATCAAAAGGCTCTGCTCGTTATCGAATCGAACACACTTGAAAAGGAGCGCACAGAGGGCGACCACTTCGAGTTTATACTCGACGAGATAGCCAACGAATACGGAAACCTCTACAGCCGCACACCAAGCGACAAGATAGCAGCAGGTGTGCCAGCACGCTACGGTTTCCACACCAACCGAAGCACCAAACCAATGGTCTGCGACCACCACCGAAAGGTGCTGCGCGAAAATATGTATATCGAAACCTGTGTCGAAGCCGTCGATGAACACGACTGGTTCGAGCAGAAAGAGAACGGCGAACTCGGCGCAATCGACGGACAACACGACGACCGCCATATCACACGCGCCATAGGCATTTGGGTCTGCTATCAAGAGTTGCCATACCCACGACTCATCAAAAAACTCGATGCCAACGCCGTGCGTAAAACAAAAAAAATCGGTTTATCATCATTCTAATCAATATGAAAAAGTTTATTCTACCTATCAAGCAGTTCTGCTCGCTACTCTATGGCGACACGCACGACTATTTCTGCGCACTCTACGACGAGGTGCGATTGCACTTTGCCATCAAACTTGCCGATGCCAAACAGCGTGCCTACAACAAACGATACTTTGTGATGCCCGACTATCTGAACAAACTCACTGTTCTCAACAACGACGACATCAAATGGCTCAAGCGTGCGCATCTGATGAAAAAAAATGTAACGCACCTCGACATTATGCGCGACTGCTTCTATTATACACCGCTCTCGCGCAACGACGAGGGGTCGCGTATGACAGTAGAGGAACGCCTCAAGCGAAAAGCCAAGTGGCTCACACACATGGAGTATGTGCGCACGCAACTGGCACAACGCAAATACGCAAGACTAAAAAATAAGCGCAATGGAAAGAAATAACGAAGTACAGATTACCACACCCGAACTCACAGCAAAGGAACTTGTAAGAGCCAATCAAACAAAGTTCCGTGCCAATGTGCAGGAGATTATCAATCACAATATGGAGCGTATGCAAGAGGTACTCAACACGCTCGACCCAAAGGAGTTTTGCGATGTGATGATAAAACTGATGCCGTTCGGGTTCGCAAAAGTACCCGACGAAACACCAAAGAAAGCCGAAACGCAGGAAGACCCACGCCTACTGCGCGAAATAGTAACAAGGGAAATTCTGAAATAATCTCTCTACTGTACGGCACGAACAGAAAAGGCTACATGGTGCGTCCAATACCCTCCTATTACGGCAGCCACACCGGGCGACACACGAGCAAAAGCAGCAGCCCATTGACTACTTTTTTGCTTTTTGTCTAATGTTGCTGCCCAATATCGTCCCTCTTGATTTTTGAGAGAAACTGACGACCCCTCTCTCCGACCAGCCGCTGGTAGAAATATGGTGTTGCCGTTTTTTGTGCTACGCAATAAACGACCATTCACACCATTTACGGTCGTCCAAAAAGTATAACTATTAGATATTAGTTCTTCCCATTCTTCTTGCGTTGGTATTCTCCATTGACCGCCCCACTGTTTTCTTGCTATATCAAAGTTCTCGTCGCCCGATATATTTTCCAATACCATTCCATAGGTTTTGCAAGTTATTTCAGAGCAGGTGATGTTGGAGCAGTCCTCGATACTACCCCACATAACATACCAACCATACTCTTCGGGCTTGGTTGCACCTATATTGCAGGTTGCCCATTTTGTGCCACTCGGCAAACCCATATCTACAAATTGGTGTGCACTGTCTGCTATATCTTGCTGCGCAAACAAGCGGCATACGGCTACGCCAAACAAGGCAAATAGTGTAATTCTTTTCATATATATAAGGCTTTAAGGTTACTTTTTATTCTTTTTCATCTCTACTAACAATGCGCCGTCTATCTCCCCGATACAGCACATTGGGGTTCACAAAGTAGGTGCCACGCATCTCTTTGTCGCGCCGTAGCACATCAAGCCCAAGCAGTTCGTTCAAGCCATTATACACGCTCTTGACACTGTTCCACCTGTTCATCTCCATACACTTATCAACGCTTACCGATACGATATTGCTATACCCCAATACCGACATCACATAAGCAAACACACCCACACCAGTCTTACTCATCTGTGTAAGCACCGCAGGGTCGTACACCTTTACAAAACGAGTGCCATCGACATAACGCGGCTTGTAAGTACTGCTCAACGCTACATCTACTACCTCGCCTGTTTCTTCATTCACTACATCAACCTGCCGCGCAGCACCATAGTAACGCTTACTATAACGCCAACGCTTCACATCTACATCATACGGACTGCCCATAACTAATCCCCTCTCTTATACAAATGCAAAGATAAACATTTTTGTACTAATAATACACACTTTGTGTACTACTAATACAAAATTTTGTACTACCAGTACAAAAATAAATCGCATAATAAACTGATAACCAAATCGTTAATTCCTTTCCTATATTCTACCTCTTACCATATATACAGAAACCATAATACACAACCCCATTTTTACCGACTTTTGGCAATTTTTGCGAAAGTTACACCCATATATATACCACTGCCCCTGCGCGTCCGTTTTTTTTTCTCTCCCCCCCCCTATCTTTCCTCGCCGCCTTTCGCTGTTTTGCGCCGTTTTTGCCGCGTAACTCGCTGATTTCCAGCGGCTTGTGCAAGTTTTCCGACTGTTTCTTTTTTTTTGATTATGGTACGCGCACGCGAGGGGGTGGGTCGCAACTTTGTGGTGTCAGATTTCGGGGACGGAGTTGCCCACAGCGGTGGGGGCGTTGATGTACCTCGAATGGATGTAGCACAAGCGTAATACACTGTGTGTGTATGAGTGCCAAAGTTGATGAGCATCGGGCGCATCCTACAACAATAGGGCGGTGCATAGCGGAGAACCTCGCAATCATGAGTCCGCTAAAAATCAGACGGGGGGGAGGCTCTGAATGACCCTCGAAAAAGCCGAAGGGCAAAGTATTTGGGCGGCTTTGTGGTAGTCGCAAGCAAACCACACAGAGGATGATAACACCATGCAGAGAGGACATCTGTAAAAGAATCACCTTTGAAAAAGTCTCGAATTACCTCGAAACAATAAGGGGTAAGATGTGTAGAATCATTAGGGGCTGTGTAACAGTTTGAAAAAAAAATCGGACTTGTTCGGGCGTCCATCAGTCCAGAAAAAAAGTTAAAAAATCATTGTGGGCGGTTAATTCAGACTTGATGAAGATGATGAATCTTCATGCGATTCGTTTATCGCGCCGCCCATCTAATTACTAAATGTTTAATTTTCAAAAACTTACAATTATGAAAAACTCAAAAACTTTCAAACTTGCGAACATTCGCAAAGAAATCAAAGAACAAAAGGGAACTGTATCTCAGTGCATCAAATTCGTGTGCAGCATCACCGACGACTGCAAAGAATTGCGCAAACTTGCACCAGCAAAAAGGGACTTTTTGCCCCTTGCGGGGCGCATTTACACAGAGATGGGGGTGGGAGAAACTGTAACAACAAAGCGTTGCTCGTACATTCGCCAATGTAGTGTCGATTTAGTATTGCGTTGGTTGGTACGCAACCAAGACAACCTTGCGCAAATTATTGCAGAAGAGGCGAAAGCCAAAGAGGCAAAGGCTGAAAAATAGTCAGTCGTTTGAGCGACTATAAATAGGCATTAGGCTCAAAGCGTGCAAGCGTCCCGAAATGTAGAGGGGTCGCTTGCGGTTGTGTTAATTACTTTCCGTTGCACAGACCACCTCTACAAGTATGAACAGACTTGCCGCTTGTATTATTAGGTAATTTACGACTCGTTTTAGGCTCTAATTTTATATAGTTATTTTGCAAAAAAGCGACAACCTCCTCCCAACCACGAAAAGTTAAACCGCTGTTTCCGTAGAGGAGTCGCCGTGCTTTATCAAAATCATTGCCAGCAAATTGGTTGCGCCAATGTATTCCCTCGTTTTTCCAGCACTCATCTAAATAGCGTGCAGCATCTTCGCCTGTTGCAATGCTTGGAAATTGTATTTTATTTTTTTTCACGCTACAAATTTACAAAAAAAAATAATAACCAACAAAAAAAATTATGAAAGCAAACAGAATCACCAACGAGAGGCGCACGGCAAATTGTTGTGTGCCTCTATTGTTTAACAAACAAAACAAAAGTTATGGAAAACAATGTATCAAAAGAATTTATTGAACTCTTGCAGGAGCGAGGCTGGCTTGCACCAGCATCAGAACAAGACGGAACGCCACGATTCTATGCGTTCCGAATAGGGGACGGTATAGAGATAAACAAAAACACAAATGTTTATCTCTCTGACATCGGCTTCAATCTGTGGGGGCTGCTGCACTACACTGGCAACACACCACGAGGCGAGACACTGTTCCAAACAAAATGGAAACTCTGTTTGGAGAAATGCGAGGAGTATTTTGCATCACTGAAAGGTGATCTGTGTGAAATACTCGACCCCGATGAGTACTGCGTTTGCGACCGCTGCGGCAGTGTAACACAGTACGATGCCACCGAAGAGGTACATGTCGGGGGGACTTCGGAACAGTGGTGCAGGGACTGCGTTGATTGCCACGCATTCCGCTGCAACGAATGCGAGGAGTACTACGACTCACACTCGTATGACTATTGGAACACACCCAACGGCGAGGTGTGTGCCGACTGCGGCGAGGAATACTGGTGTGAGTGTGCCGACTGCGGCGAGATGATACGCCAACGCAACGCATACTACGACGAATATGAGGGGAACTGGTATTGCGATGATTGCTATAACGACCACAACATAAACACAGTACGCAAGTACCACGATAACCCACCAGTTTCTTACAAAACCGTGGCAGGAGAGGCAACCGATAAGTATATCGGTTGCGAAATTGAAACCGAACAAGGTTGTTATGATGACCGCTGCGAGATAACCGCGCGGTATGGAGAGGAAGAAAAGTGCATCTATCAGATGCAAGATGGCTCACTCGACTCATCAGGAATCGAATGCATCACGCAACCGATGAGTAGAAAGTTTTTTGACCAGTTCAACTTTGAGGGCTGGTTCAAAGAACTTGTCGCCGCTGGCGCACGCAGCCATAACACCAACAACTGTGGTCTCCACATTCACCTGTCGAAAACTTGGTTCGGTAGCACCACCGACAAACAAGAAGTTACGGCAGGAACAGTCATCGCTATTATGGGACGACTGAAACCCGAACTGCAAGCAGCAGCACGGCGCACCGATACACGCTGGTGCCACTTTCCCGACGAGGTCGAATATGGTTACAATAAGAAGATGTATCTCTCCGACGCCAGCGGTGAGAAACAGCACAGCAAGTACTGTAAGTCGCTGAAAAAAGTAGGCAAGTGCAAGGAGGGCAGGTACGAATGCCTCAACCTGCTGAACCGCAACTCCTACGAGTTCCGCATCTTCAAGGGAACTCTGAATGCGAAAACCTTTCGGGCAAGCGTGGCACTCTGCCTACGACTGGTAGAATATGCTAAGCACAAAAACCGAAACCACAGCCGCGACTATTCGTGGATGCAATTCAAGTCGTTCAAACGAATGCCGAAAGTGCTGGCAGACTATTTAGCAACGAGAAATCTCTAACAAAAAAAACAGAAAAACTATGTGTATTCTAATAGCAAAACCAATCGGCGTGCGCAAGCCGACCGAAAAAGAGCTGCGCACCAGCGCACAAAACAACCCCGACGGATGCGGAGTGGCGTGGGCGTGGAAAAACAAAATCAATATCTACCACGCCAAAAAGGTAGATGAGATTCTGCACCTCGCCGCAAACATTCCCGACGACGCACCAGCAATCTATCACTTTCGTATTGCAACACACGGCAGCATCAATCTAAAAAACTGCCACCCTTTTGTCAGCGACGATGGCGGAATCGCCTTTGCACACAACGGCATTCTCTCGATAGAGAACGACAAGGCAAGGGACTGGACGGACAGCGAAACAGCATTCCGCTATCTGTTTCTACCGATACAAAAACTATACGGCACACAAAGCCACGAGTTTGAAGCGGCAGTGCAGTGTGTGATAGGCAGTAGCAAGTTTGCCTTTCTCGAAAGCAACGGCACACTAAAAACATTTGGAACATTCATCAACGAGGACGGACTACTGATGAGCAACACATCGTACAAGCCACGCCCTATCTACGACGACTACGACTTTACAAACTGCTGCAAAAGTTACTACAAAGGTCTGTGGTCGTCGGGGTCAAACAAATTGCAAGACTACTACGAGCAATACACAGAGCAATACACAGAGTGCTACTCCGAATTGGAAGCGGAAATCCTCGACGGAATACTCCGTGATGATGAAAACGAATGCATAAAAAAGTCAGAACTCCGAGAGTATGCAGAGATGTTTTACAACGATGTGGCTCTCGTCTATGACCTGCTCACAAAGAAAGATGTTACCACTATGGCGACAAACATTTTACAATCGTATGGAATATGATGGAAACAAACAAGAAAATCAGAAAAGAGTTGTGGCGCAAGTATAACTATTTCATACAGTGCTACGAAACAGTACCGCGCACACTCGAGGCAGACCTGCATTGTGTAGGCGGAGTAGTGCTACATATCACTATGTCCCCCGACCTCATCGACAGCCTCTGCTCACTCACAGAGATTGAATCAATTAGTAACATAACCTTTAACGAATAAACACTATGAACTCTTTTCAAATCAGTTACCCTGCTTGAACTATCGAGCAGGAAACAGGGTACAAACCCAAGACAACTTTTTGGATGGACTTTTCCATCGCTGACCAATTCGGTACAGCAGGAGTGAAAGAAACTTTCAACCGTGCGTTCCGTGCTTGGAAAAAGAATGTTACCTACCTCACCGAGTTGGTGCTGGTATTGAACTGGAAAATTTGGCAGCACCACGAGAGTAACGAACAACTTGCTCAACTATACGATGAACTATGGAGAAAAGCCAACGGCTATGCCTGTGAGCATCTGAAAGGAGCAGACTTGGAATACTTCTATCAAACAACCGACTAAAACTATAAGACTATGAACACAAAAGAACTCGCCCATATTGCTGGGCAACTTGAAATTGAGGCTAACTATCTCGACAGCGCACTCTTGCGCTCGCTTGCTCAAACTCTGTACGCACAAGTAAGCAAAGCAGAGGAACTAACCAACGAGGCGAAGCGGTATCTCGACGACCTCGACGCAATGGAGTCGCTCGACATTGACGACCTGCACAACTACCTCGACGATGCTGTAAAACTTGTAGCAAAAATTACAACGGAGGACGCGCCATGAAAAAGACAGATTTGATTTCGCTGTGTGCCTACGCCACAGACTATTCCGACAAAGCGTACAAACTTTGGTTTGCAAAGAATTCGTATGAGTTTCTACCAAAGTCGAAAGCCACACTAACGGAAGCACCCGACGGCATCGACGCACACGACCCTCGCTCGTGCTGGTTCGAGTTACCGCTGTGGCTTGCGGAGAAACTGAAAGGCATACAGTTTTATACCTTTCTCTGATAGGGTAACGCACGATAACCTACCCTGCCTTTGGGGACGCTCTTGTATTCGAGAGCGTCCATAATGATAGAGTCGAGCAGGTCGCTCTTGGTGTAGGCGCGTGCCGAGATAGCCGATGGCTTCTCGTAGATGCACGGCAGCATAACACGAGGGCGCACACGCTTGTAGCCGAGTGGAGAGAGAATGCGAAACACAACAGCCTCCGAGAGTCGTGCGTTGTGCAAAATACTTGAACGCACACACGCCGCACGGCTGTAATTGAAAGTGCCGCACCACCAATCACGAACAGATGTAGCAGCAAGCAAAGCGGTATGCTCGTCGAGCAGATGTGTGCCACGCGCATACACCGCATCGACTGCAAACGAGGGACGCACCAGTTTGTAACCGAGCAGCGTCAAGTACTTGTCTATCGTGGCTTCACGCAATGAACCACGCAACAAAGAAGCGCGTACTTTTTCCGCACGCTTTTGTGTTACACCTATCTTGCCGTACCAACACGGCTGCAACATCTCATAAAACAACAACTCACCTCCAACCCCTATCATAATGAGGCAAAGTTACAAAATAAATTCAAGAAAAGTCATTACTTGTGCAATAACTTTTCTGTAAAACGCTTTCGTTTTTCAAAATAAAAATCTATTTTTGTCAAAACAAAAATTATATCGCTATGAAAGTAAGAAAATTGACCTACAAAATGAAGCGAGATTTAACCACCTCGCTGGAAGCAATGGAGATTAACAAGCCAAGAGTAATCCCTTATGGGGACTACAATTACAACACCGTAAGGGTGATGATACAACGCCTCGAAAAGTTAGGCAACTCCAAATGGGAGTACTACAATGCTCCCGATGGTACAATCATTAAGCGGTTGCAGTGATGAACTACACAACCACATTCGACACGGCACGCCGCACGGCGTACCTCACCAGCACGGTGGCAGAGCATTGTAGCATTGTAATCGACTTCGGAACGAACCGCATTTACCTACACTACAACGGCAAGTGCGAGCGTATGGCAGCGGACAGCATTTTGGCTGCCGACTTTGGAAAGATGTGCCGCTCGTTTTTCGACGAAGCGGAGCGCAACTTTGGGAGGGCAAAGCAATGAACGAGAAGCAGACGGATGCAAAGAGTGCCGCCACGCGCGAGGTGTATGAAGCGGCAATGGCTATCATCAAAGAAAAAGAAACCTGCTGCGTGCTGCCGCTGCACGCCACGACCGAAGAGGTAGCGCAGGTGCTACACAAAAGTACGCTCGAAGTGGCGTACGAGTTCGGGCGAATTGATGCCTACGGAGTAGCGACCTGCGGACGCACACTCAACGGCTACTACATCGAAAACAAAAAACGCTAAACAACTTACAACTATGATTAAAATTTTGACAACAGAAAAGTACCTCCTACTACTGGCAGAGATTGACGAACTACGCCGCCAGTTAGTGGAGGAGAACCGCGCCAAGAATGCCGCCCTGCGGAGGCTGGCAAAAGCGGTTGAGCCAAAGGAAACGAAACCGAAGCAAAGAAAAAACACGCGGTTGTAGGATACCGACCGCATAAGACAGTGAAGAATCTGAAAAGGTCGCGCCGCTGCAAGTTTGAAAGTTTGATTGGGTTGGTTGGCGTGCGGTATTTTTTTGAACAAAGAGTAAAGACAAAAGAATAAAGACTTGAATCGCAAGTCGCATTGAAACAGTGGAATGACCGCAGGGAAAGACCAGCACCGCATAAGACAGTGAAGAGGCGCAAGCCCACGCTGCTGCGAGTAAGTCGTAAGAGGCGTGCGGTTTTAATTTTTCAACCAACAAAAAAAAACAACGAAATGATACACGGATTCGAACAACAGACCGAGCCGCTGAACGAGTACGAGCGTGTGGTGCTACTGCCTGTAATTGCGCAGGGGCTACGCACGAAAGTCGGAAAGGCGAAAGCAATATCGAACAAAAAGATATGCGCTGCAATGGTGGCGGCTGGCTACCAACTGACCGACACACGCTTGCGAAAGGTTATCAACCACATACGCACCAACGGCGTAGTGGAATGTTTGATAGCCACCAGCAACGGCTACTATGTAGCAGAAACCAACGCCGAATTGCGCGACTACGAGCAGTCGTTGCTTGGGCGAGAGTTGGCGATTGCACAAGTCCGCAAGTCTTTGACCGAGCAGCGACACCGCCGCTTTGGTAACGCCCAACAGGGCAATCTATTTGAGTAACAATCAACAAGTTATAAACTAATTACTAACAACTAAAACCAACTATTATGGCAAACGAAAAGAGCGTGTTTGCGACGCTAAACGCAATCAACTGTAACGACCACACCGAGCGCAAGAACGGACTCACTTACCTTTCGTGGGCGTGGGCGTGGGCAAAGGTGAAAGAGCAGTACCCAACTGCTTTCTACACTATCTACGAGAACGCCAACGGACTGTTCTACCACACGGACGGACGGTCGTGTTGGGTCAAGACAGGCGTAACGATTGACTGCCTCGAACATATCGAGTACCTGCCTGTCATGGACTACAAGAACAAGTCCATCCCAGCGGAAGCGGTTACGAGTTTCGATGTGAATAAGGCAATTCAACGCTCGCTTACAAAGGCGTGCGCACGGCACGGCTTGGGCTTGTATATCTACGCAGGTGAAGACCTGCCCGAAGCCGAGCAGACGGCAGCAGCACCAGCGAAAGGCGGCGCACGAAAGGGCGACCTCGCGCTGCTGGCGATGGACTACTTGGCAGGGAACGCCACAGCACTATCGTACTACAACAACAAGCACAACAAGCGCACGCTCGACGAGTACGACGATGAACTGCTGGCGGCTATCTACGAACAACTGAAAGCGAACGGAAAACTATGATACGGTTTCGCAAAGAGAAAGGCACGGTTGCAGGTGTGGAGCGTGTGGTGGATGCTTTCCGCCAACGCCTCACGCTCTGCAAGAACGGCGACTACGATGTTGTTATCAAGCCGCACGAGAGCAAGCGGTCGTTGAATCAAAACCGATTGATGTGGCTGTGGTTTCGGTGTATAGAAGCGGAGACAGGCACACCGCAACAAGATATTCACGACTACTATTGCGCCAAGTTTTTGCAGCGACCTGTAACGGTAGGCAACTACACAACCTATGTCAGTGGTGGCACGAGCAAACTTTCGGAGAAAGCGTTTGCTGCTTTCCTCGATTATGTGCAAGCGGACGCAGCCAGCGAGTTTGGTATCACGCTACCCAACCCCGACGACGAAGCGTGGGAGTATTTTTACAATGTTTATTCTGACAATTAAAACGCTATGGGACGACCAAAGAAAAAGAAAACCGAACCAACGGATGTCGAGTTGGAAATAATTAACGCCACAATGCAGGGGCAAATGTACGCTGTGAAAGACCGAGAGCGGCGCGAGGCGTTGCGTGTGCTGGCACGAATGAAAGAACTCGAATTGAAATTCGGGAGGCTTGTAGCGAAAGGGAAAGCCACACGCACGACAACGGACGAGATGAACGGCAAGCGCACCGCTTACAGCCGCGATTGGAACGCAAAAGTTTAACACCTAAAATTCTACAACTATGGGAAAAATGAAAGCACTATTCAACCGCCTACGAGCGGAGGGTGTGGAGGGTTACTACGGCGACTGGCGCGACGACGAAGCCAACGACCGCAACCTCGAACGCGACTACTACTTTGAAATAAAATCGAATTGCTAACCAACTTAAAAACCAACCTATTATGAAACGCGAGAACTTTGTTTTTTACCGCTCATTCTACGAAGCGATAATGTGTCTTAATGAAGCGCAGCAGTTGGAGGCTTTCCGTGCGTTGTGTGCGTATGGTTTTGACGGCGACGAGCAAACAGAATTGTCGCCTATTGCTCGTGCCATTTTCGCAATGGCAAAGCCGCAGTTAGACGCTAACAATAAACGATACGAGAACGGTTGCAAAGGCGGTGCGCCAAAGGGCAACAGCAATGCGAAAAAACAACCGATGGTTGAACAAAAAGCCGAGCAAAAAACAACCAAAAACAACCAAAAACAACCAAAGGTTGAAAGTAAAAACAACCAAAAACAACCTAATGATAATGATAATGATAATGATAATGTAAATGATAGTAGTAACTACACATCAACAACTAAACAAGAAATAAATAATAATAACTACTATTCAACAACTAAACAAGAAAAAGAAAAAAATATAGAAAAAAAAGAAAAAGAAAAAACAACTGAAACTGACAAAAACGAAATGGCTGTTGCGGTTGTAAAATCGAAAACTGAAAAAACAAAAGCGGACAAAGAGGCGCGCGCGCAAAAGTTCTACAACCGTCTGCTGGACTATCTCGACAAGTACGGCGCGGCAATGCTGCGCGAGTTCTACGACTACTGGACGGAGAGCAACGAGGGCGGCGCACTTATGCGCTTTGAGATGGAGCGCGTGTTTGATGTGAGCCGTCGGCTCGCCACTTGGAAACGAAACGAAAACACAAAGAAAGGAGGACGCAACTATGGAACTAACAACTACAAGACAGCAACCGAGCGGCTGCGCGACGAGTATGCCGACACGCTCGACAGCGTACTTGCAAAGTACCGAAAGCAATGAAAAGTTTTTGACCAAGTATTCGCCCGAGATGAAACACGAATTGAGCAACAACCGACCGACCGCCGTTGCGGAGGTGCAGAGCAACCCCACACTTGCAGCAGTGGCAGCGGTGTATGGCGGCGGCGTGGTGGCGGACTGGCTGACAATTCAACTGACACAGACCTTTGCCCTTTGCGGCTTTGACTTTCAGTTGGGCGCACGCCAAACGGTAAAGATTGTTGCCGACAAAATTGCGAGTGAGTACGACTACTTGCGGCTTGGGGAACTGGCTCTGTTTTTCAACGACTTTGAGCAGGGGGCGTTTGGCGACTTTGCTACACGCTACGACAACCAAAGGTTTTTCAACGCCTTAAAACAATTCTTGCAAGTGCGAGCGGCGTTGCGTGAGCGGTTGGCGAACGAAGCCAAGCAGCGTGAGCGTGCCGAGTGGGCGCGACGAGCCGTTCCCTGCCCCGACGAACTACTGCAAGCAAAGAAATATGCCGAGCAGTTTTGAAAATGAATTTAACAACCAACAAAAACTAACCAACTATGACAAACGAACAAAAGCAAAAACGAAAAGACGAACGCCTGATGAAGCGTGCAGCAGAATGTATCTGCACGGCGTTCGAGATTGACAGCAAGCAACTGGCGGCACGCGACCGCCACCGCAATGTGGCAGACGCTCGCATGAGCCTTTGCGCTTTGCTGACCGAGAAGCAACTGCGCTCCGACACGATTGCAGCATTTGTAAAACGCAACCGCTCGAATGTGGCAC